TTCCAAAAATTCCCATTATTTTTCCTTTTGTGTTTTAAATCTTCTCATTGGTTTATTTGGTAATTGTTCAGGAGCTGGTCTTGTAGGACCAGGAGAAGAAGGTTTTGATAAAGGTTTCATTTTTTTGAAATCTCTAGATACTTTCTTTAACATTCCACCAACAGCTTTTTCTTTTCTAAATGTTCTTACTCTATTTGGTAATTCAGGACGAACTGTTTTTTTAGGACCAGTAGAATTTGATTTAGGTTTCATTTTTTTGAAATCTCTAGAAACTCTTTTCAAAATTCCACCCATACTTTTTTTAACTCTTGGTTTTTCTCCTTTTGCAAATTTAAAAAATTCTTTAGAAGCTTTGTTTCTTTTGTCTACCATTCCACCTTTTTTCATGTAGCCCATTTTGTTTCTAACTGTTTTTGGTAATTTTGCTAAACCTGGATTTTTATTTTTATCTACAGGTTTCATCATTCCACCATCTTTTTTTGCAACTCTTTTGTTTGCAACTTGTAAATTATATCTTGGGTTAGCCATAATTTTCTCCTTATTTATTTTTGTTCATATTTATCACATCTGTAGCCTTAAGTCCATATATAGCTGTAACTACTGTTACCCAAAGGCCAACTATCCACCAGGGCATCTCTTGTAATTTTTGAAAATATAGATCAATTTTTGCTTGCATTTTCTCATCTTCTGCAAATACAGAATATGCCAATAAAAACAGTGGTGAGGAAATTGTCAAAAGTACAAATTCGTCCTTCCAGTCTGATTTTTGATTCTCTGCAATCTTTCCAGTAAACTCAATTTCTCCACGTTTCATTTTTTCCACGTGAAGAAGTTTAGCTTCTGACATTGCAACGTCAGCTGCCTTCTTATTTTTGTAAATTTCAAGCCCAGCTTTTAAACCTTGACCTAATAATCCCCATGGAAACATAAATTAGTACCAAGTTGCTGTTCTTTGCTTTTCTTTTAACATTTTTTTCTGACCTCTAACCTTTTGTTTTTGAGATTCATTAGGTTTTGACATCTCAACAGGTTTTCCGCCAGTTTTATATTTTGTTACTGCAGTTTTTTTCATCTTTTTTTCCTATTTTTAGACAATCCTGCTTCAGAAAGCGCGATTGCTATTGCTTGTTTTCTGGATTTCACTTTTTTTGGTGATTTTCCAATGTTCAACTCACCTCTTTTGAACTCTTTCATTACTTTTTTAACTTTTTTCTGTCCACCACTCAACTGTTTTCTCATACTGCTCCTATTAATCATTAATATTTATCTTTGCTTGATTGATTCCCATCTTTGCAAGACTTACTCCAGCTCGTAGTTTAGCCAAATCTTCGTTTTGTTCAAGTTTTTCTTCTTGATTAGCTTGGTTCATCATTGCTTTCATCTTATCAAGATTAATTCTTTCTTCATCATTGACTTTTTTACGCTCATTTTCCATTGCACGTAAGTCAACTTCTCTTGATTTTAATTTTAATAATGGGTCTCCATCCATTTGCGATGTAATTTTGTTTTCATCCATTGCAAATTCTTGTGTCATTTCAGCAATTAGTTGTGCTTTTCTTGCTTCAATCTTTTGTGTGATTTGTTGAATGACTTGTGCAACGGCTGGGTTAGCTTGTGCTTGTGGTTGTAATACTTGTAATTGACCAAACTCTCTAACAAACTCTAACTGAACTTGTTCTTGAGCCATAATAGATATGTGTTCTAAAATATTTTTTTGTATTGAACCCATAACCATTGGAGCATTTCTTACCATATTAAGTTGCATGAAGTTTAAGTGAGCTTCAATATGTGCTCTATGGTCTTGACCTGGAAATGCTTGAAAAGGTCTAGCTGCTAAAGCATCAATGTGTTCTAAAGATGGATCTTTAGGCATTGGTTGTTGTGGTGGTGGTAAAATAGCGTTTATATTTTTTACACCAACTGCTTCATACATCGACCTGTACGCTTGGTACAGGTTATGTATTTGAGGATTTGATTGAGCAAGTTGCAATTGTGTTTGAGCTAAAGAAATTCTTTGTGTTTGAGAAAATATGTTTGGATCAGCTATGGGTAAAATATCAACTCTGTCATCAAAGTCTGTTAGTTTAATTTGTCTTTGACCACCCACCACATCATAAGGATATTCTTTTGGTAAGTATGTTTTAAATACTTGTGCTAATAATTTAAATTCTTGTTTAAGACCAACATACAATCTTTTGTGTACAGCGGACATAACTCTTGAACCTCTTTCAAGTAACGCGACAGTTGTTCCAACAGCCGCTTGTTGATTCATGTCACCTACTTGCATATCTGCGATAGCCGCGAACCGTTGACCAGCACCCACAACTACACCTAACAATTGTAAAAGGACCGCGCTTGGTTCTTTAAAAGGTAAAGTCATAAACTGATCTCTGATGTTACCACCAGGTGCGTCTACATCTCTAAACTCTCCAGGTTGTAATGGTTGAGCATCATCTCTAACTCTAATACCTCTAGATTTAAATCCAGCAGGTAAATTTGCTAAAGTTCCAGCATCTAACAATTGTCTTAATGCAGAAGTAGCTGTTCTAGATAATCCACCAATCATGTGAATTAAACCAAAACCGTAAAAACCTAAACCAGGTAAAAATTTGAAATGCACAAAATAATTTGTTTTGTTTTTCTTAATATCATTCTCTGCATAATTTCTTCTAATAGATAAAACTTTTCTAGATGATTCTTCAACTGTTACCACGTACGGAAGTTTAATTCCTGTTGGCATACCTTGTGAATCTAAATCTTCAAAACCTTCTAAATCTAAATTAACATGACATTCTAATAATGTATAAATATCATCTTGTTTATTTTGTTTGATTCCTTCTAGCTCTTGTTCTTTTTTTGTAATCTCATCGCTAGACATTTGTGGTGGATTTAATGTGATGTCTCTATAGAAACCACCTACTTGTTGTTTTCTTAAATCATTTTCAGACATCTTGATGATATGCACAACGGCTTCTGCATCATCTAAATTTGTTGCTGAGTAGGGAACTACCAAATCATCGGCAGGTATGAATTTTGAAACCGCCCTACCCAAAAGTTCATCATAGTAAACTTTTTTAAAAGTTGACCCGCTCAAAGGGAGATAGAATAGCATTTGGTCAAACTCTGGTTCATATTCTTTCATCTGATCCATGATTTGATAATTCATAAAATCTTTGACTCTATTTGCTTGGTCTTGTTTAGCAGGAGTTTCTAATCCTAAAATTTGTGTTCTAACAGGACCGTCTGCAGGTAATAATTCTTTATAAGCTTGTGCTTGAAATTGAGTAACAGCTTCAGATAAAACAGGATGTGTTACACCACTTGCACCTCTAAATGGTTCTGTTCTTCTTTCGTATTTGAATCCTAAAAGATCTAAACCATTTCTATAAGTGTCCTCCCAATCTTTTCTTGAAGATCGGTAGTCCATATAATCAGAAGTTAATTTAGAACCTAATGGATCTAATGTTGCATCATCTAATACTTCAGCTAAATTTTGAAAGTGAGATGTTGATTGTGGTTCAATGGCACTTGGGTCAAAAGATACTTCTGCTCCACCATCTTCGGTTGTAATTACTTCGACTTCATCTGTTGATGGAGTTTCTTCTTCAGAAACTGTTTCAACTTCATTAATATCTTCTAACTTAATATCTTCTGGTTGATTGGGTAATGATTTATCTATTTCTGCCATTATTTTCTCCTAAATAGGCTTTCAACACCTTGTGAGTCTGGGCCCTTCTCAGGAGGCACTGTATCAGTTAATTTATTTTTTGCAAGTCCTCCTTTTGCAAATAGAGGCATGCCCAATAGGTCATAAATTTGTAAAATACCTTCTAGTCCTAATTCAGCTGCTGCTGCCGATGGTCCACCAACTAAATTAATAATTCTTTCTCTAATAGATTTTTTAACACTACCACCTTTTTTAAAAGAACCCATGTAATCAGAAGTTCCTGGTCCACTCATAAAATCAGATACGCCGCCCCACGAAGATTGGTAACCACCGGTGTCTGAACCTTGATTTTCTCTAGCCATTTGTTGTGTAATATTTTCCAATACTCTTTCAGATAATGCATCTGAAACTTTGCTCGCAACTACTTGTTTTCCTGCAGCTTTTGCTAATGCTTCTGGTCCACCACTTAAACCTCCACTAAAAATAAAACTAGCTATAGATGGACCATATTTTCTTGCTGCGTCCATTGCAGTAGTTACTGCCCTACCTGGACTTAAACCTAAAGCTAAATTTAAATCTTCTTCTTCAGTCGTGCCGTATGTTGCAGGACCCATAGAATTTAAAGAAGCTGTTTGATTTGGTGTTCCTTTAGAAATTTTTCCATCTGGACCATATACATAAGTTTCACCTGCTTCAGTATAACTAGATCCCGGAGTTCCATAACTCTTATCGTAAATGTCTCTATAATAATCAACATCGACAGTTACTCCATCTGTAGACATATATTTACCTGATCCAGGAGAATAGTTAACAGTATCAGGTACAATGCCTTCATTTTTTAAAAACTCATC